CCCCATTGGGGGGGCTTCACGTAGGTCGGCTTCGGTCGGCTTACTTCATTCCAAATGGAAAAGTGAGGTGTTACATGCGTTACAGAAGTAGAGCTATCCCTTCGGTCTGTCAAGATCCGATAGGATATAAGTACTGGGGCACTTCAGACGGAAGTTTCGTTTCACCGAAATATCCGTTGAATGCGTCTGGGTACTTTGGCTCGCGCCCTCATCTCGAATGGCACCGTTGCTACGATGAAGTTCATCGTGGTCCTCCGTTTACTAGCGGAGGTACTTGCAACATATACCATTCTTATGATGGCGGTTTGCGCTACTCTAAGCCTTATCAGCTTAGAGCAGATGCAAACGGTTACTTCTATGCTTATGAAGGCAGGTTCATCTGTTCTCTATTACCATATGATGTTGTTCCTTGGGATTATTTCTCCCAAGTAGGAACTCAATGGTGGATAGATAATAACAGAGATCCTGATTCTTCTAAAGCAGCGCAGTATGGGTCCCAAGCCTGGCACAAGTTTAAACCAGGCCAATCCGAAGCGAGCTTAGGTGTGTTTCTCGGTGAACTTACCGATTTACCACGTATGCTCAAAACATCAGCTTATGGTTTTGTAGATGCTTATAAAGCATTTGCTAGACGCTCTGGTAAGAAACTTACCAAACAAGCGTCTGACCATTTTCTGAATACCCAATTTGGGTGGATGCCTTTTGTCTCTGATTTACGAAAGATGTATAATCTTTCGCAACATCTTGACCAAGCTATAAAACAGCTTAGACGAGATAATAATCAGTGGATTAAAAGGTCGGGGACCGTTGACAAAGAGGAGACTATGGAGGTTAGGGGACCCTTTCCGGGTCAAGTTTCATTCCCTATTCTCTATAATAAACTCTACGTCAACCCAAGTGCGAAGGGCGAATATACGTTTGAAGACGTAATTCGTTACAAGGTTCATTTCACTGCTCGCTTCAAGTACTACATTCCAAATATTGAGAGTGTAGCTTGGGGCAGAAAAGCAAAAAGAGCCTTGTTCGGTTTGAATCTAAACCCCCAACTCATTTGGGAACTCACTCCTTGGTCATGGCTAGTTGACTGGGTTGCCGATGTCGGAAAGCTCTTGGAGCAATTTGACAACGGTCTCGCAGAAAACTTAGTGGCCAAGTACGCGTATGTGGCAAATACCTACGACTCTTATACAAGAGTCAAAGAAGTGTTGAATTTAAACACTGGTAATTTGCCAAATCAATGGAATTATGGCTATCGCCGTTATTCCAGAGACATCGCGTCACCATTTGGTTTTGAAATGTCTAACAACGACTTGTCTGTTAGACAGAAACTCATTCTAGGTGCTCTTGGAATTTCTCGAGCGCTCTAGAATCTTCCCTATGGACCTGCACTTCCGCAGCGTCCTTCCATATATACTTAGGAGGAACAACCATGGCTTTCACAGATCCACAAACAATTACGATCGATTCCGTCGATAACACTCTCAATCTGGTTAAACCAGGTGAGAATGCATCCCGCTATGCAACAGCGGACGAATCCTTATCTCTTCTGATTTCGCATCAGGAGACGAAAGATCGTACGCGCCGCATGGCCCGCGTTGACCAAAGGGTCGTCGCAGCCAATCCCTTGACCTCGGTAAACGAGTTCAAGACGTTGGGGGTCTACATCGTCATCGATGAACCCGAATATGGGTTCGACGATGAAGAGATAGACGACGTTGTCCAGGGCTTCATTGCCTGGCTCTCGACCGCGAACGTGACCAAGATGCTTTCGCATCAACATTGATCTCGTAGCCAGCTCTTATGAGCTGGCTTAATTCGCGAATTGTTTGTTTGGGGAAGTCGTGGCTGGATTATTTACCACCCATTAGGGAGGAATTATGAAAAGCCACGAAAGTGTTCTTACCGAAGTAGTGCTTAGCGTCGTTATCGATGCCAGCACAAAGCTTGAAGCGGACCCGTTGATTTCTCGAGATCTAGATACTATTAGATCACGAGTCAAAAATGAGGGTTTGTCGTTTTTGACGATAACCTTACCTCAACTTGGGTCAGACTTAGAATTAAGTCTTTCTAAAGGTGAGATAGCCCCAAACAGCTTCCGTAGTTTTAAGAAACTGTCGAAGATCCCTGCATTCCTGCAAGGTTTCTTCAGGCTCATTTTTGATCAACAAACAGGGAGGATTAACGATGAACCTTCTATTGAAGCGATTTCAGCGTTGCGGCAGATTGCCTACACGCTTAAAAAGCTCAATTGCCCGACTACTTCCTTCCGGAATAGACGTGCTATTGAAGGTTTCAAAGCTGATGAGCAAGACCTTTTACACTTTGCCGAGACCGGGGCGACGCATCC